GCCGGAAAAGCTGCTGTAAAAAAAGCGTGGGATAACCTTGTCGGAATGGTCAAAGACAAAACGGCCAACATGCGAGCGAAAGTGGCTACAAAGTGGAATGATATTAAAAACGCTTGGAATAGTGCAGTAAATAATATCAAGGACAAAACCGCCAATATGAAAGCCAAAGTGGCCACAAGTTGGAACAATCTTAAAGGCGCGTGGAACAATACCACGAAAAACATCAAAGACAAAACTGCATCCATGAAAGCAAAGATTGGCACAACTTGGAGCAGCCTTAAGAACAAGTGGAACAGCCTTATTTCGAATTTTAGGGATAAAACGGTTACTGTTTCCCTTAAAATCAAATCCGTTATTTCGGATATGAAGTCTTGGGTGAACAACAATGTAATCAAGAAAATCAATAAGTATGTTCCATTTGTGAATATTCCCTATCTTGCACAGGGCGGTTGGCTGCCCGCTGGTTCCCCGCGCCTTGCTGTGGTTGGCGATAACCGCAGGGAAGGCGAAATTGTAGCCCCGGAAAGCAAGATCCGGGAGCAAGTTAAACAGGCAATCACGGAGCTTAACGGGGGCGGCATTGGCGGAACTTTACGGCTGGAAATCGCCATGCCGGATGGCCGCTTGCTTATCAAGGAAATTAACCGCGCCCAAATGGCGGCGGGGAAAGTTCTACTTATTAACTAACGGGGGTGTGCTATGGCTACGAAATACGAAATTGTTGTGGATGGTGTAACGATCCCCGTTGACGGTCTGGGCTGGGAATACCCCCAGACCGATGGGGAGGGCAGCGGCGCAACGGAAGGAAATGTAATGATTCGGGATGTTCTCCCGGAACGAATGAAAATTACATGCTCCTTTGAGATCATGGACGAAGCCCGCGCGGCCCAGCTTTTGCAAATCCGCGCAAAGGCGGAATGCTTTGTGAACTTCTACGATCTTCGGAGCCGGGGGCGGCGAACGCTGCAAATGTACCCGGTGTCCGATGAGATCAAGGCTAAAATGTTGACTAACGGCACATTTTATGTAGAACCGTTTGAACTGCGGTTTATTCAAACTGTGCCTACTTAAAGGAGGGCTTTATGTATAACGTAACGGACAAATATAAAAGCTTTATTTCGTCCAGCATCGTGCGGAAGGCCCATTCTAAAATTATTGTTGATGGCGTGGAATACGGCGGGGATGTTCTTAAAACATTCCCGTCTATTTCTTGTAAGGCTGAATTTTTGGGCAGCTTCCCGGCTGCAATGTGTTCCTTTGAGATCTACAAGCGGCCCGGCCTTGACCTTGTAGGAAAAGAATTTGAAGTTTACAGGGGGTTGGAAATTGAAGGGGGCATTGAATGGATCCCGATGGGCCTTTTTACCGCTGCCAAAGACGGCGTTAAAACTTCCGATTCTGGGGATAGCATTGCAATAACCGCCTATGACCGGGCGGCCCGCTTTGATGTGGAATATACGGCCCTTGAGATCGAATACCCTACCACAATCGGCGCATGGGTGCAGGAATTGGCCTTCCGGCGTGGGGTGAACGTTGCCACAACGCCTTTTCCTTGCTGTGATATCCTCCTTGATGCCGCGCCCAACATTCCCACGGGAACCACGGAACGCGAAGTAATCCGGCAAATTGCGGAGGTTGGCGGCGCGAATGCCACCATTGACCGGGCCGGGGAATTGCTTATCCGGCAGCCCGTGGAAACGGCGGAGCGGATCCCGAAGCGCAAATATACGGGGCTTACCAAAGAGGCCCTTTTCGGCGGGATCAATACCATTGTTCTTGGCAAGCAAGATTATGAAGATGATATTGTTTTCGAAAATGCCGAAGCGGTGGCCTCCAATGGCCGCACGGAATGGCGGCTTGAAAACAACATTTTCGCGGAAGCTGACCGTGCAGCATGGGCGGAGTATATTGGACAAACCTATATTATAGGGCTGCAATACACGCCTTTTTCCGCCTCTGGGTGCGTTGATGATTGGTATTTAGATATTGGGGATGTAATCGAAATAGAGGACAAAACAGGGGCTTATTTTAAGGCCCTTGTGCTTTCTTATGAAACGACAGACCGCATTAAATCCACGATAGGCGCAGCCGTTCCGGGGGAAATGAATACCAATTATGAAATAGCCGGAACAACAAAAAAGCAACTGCGGTATGTGATGCTGCAAGTTGACCATGTAAACAACACAATCCAAAGCATTGCGCACGATGTGGAAGAGGTTGGCGGCGTTGTAACCGAGCTTGAAAGCAAAGTGACCCAGACCGCCGAAGGACTGGAAAGCAAAGTTTCCTATGGGAATGTTATTTCCGCCATTAACCAAAGCGCGGAAGAAATCACAATTAATGCTTCTAGGGTAAATATTAGCGGCTTCCTTACTGTGGAAGATGTGGGCAAAAACGGCCAAACCGTAATTGATGGCGCAAGGATTGATACAAGTTCCCTGACCGTGGGCGGCTGGTCTATGAATGACAACGGCCTGTATTACGGTGAAGCTTCCGCGCCTGATCTTTACTTGGGAACCGTTGGCGTTTCCGCCTATGTTGGCGATTCTGTCCGCTCTGATATTGTCTTTAAGGCCGGAGATTCTTTTGCCGTTTGTTCCGATGGCTGCTTGTATGCGGATTCGGGCGAATTCGGCGGCGATTTGACGGGCGAAACTTGCCGTTTCACTAACTTACAGGCCCGCGACGGCGGAACTATTAAAGTTGGTGATTGGTCTTTCGTAGAAAACGGCCTTGAATATGCGGATGGCGTTTTTGATCTTGAGTATTCGGGCGGCGTTGCGAAAATTTCCGGCACAGTCCCTATGCAAATTGGCCCGTGGGCGAATGGCGTTGTTAATAGCCTAATGCTTTATGGTACTTCTATTACGTTTGGGGTTTCTACTTCCAACTATCAAGCTGTAATGGATACAAGCGCGGGGTATAGTCAAATTTGCTTCCGGCCCCAAATTAATAATACGGGCAATATAGGCACGGCAAGTTATATTTGGGACAGTGGCCACTTTAGAAATCTTCATGTTCATGGTGCGCTTGCGCTGGATAACCTGACGGCAACAACGCTTAATATCAATTCTTTGGCCCGTGTAAATACGGCTATGGTTATTGGTTCCCCTTCCTCTTCGCAGCCTACGGAGGGCTTGAAGGTGTACCGCCGTTTGGCTATTGAATCCATGCTTACTGCCACGGATACAAGTTCCTACGCTAGCGATAAAGTGGTAACGGCTGGTTCAAGCTCTGGCACTTTGTATCAAACGGGCGTTCCTTTGTCCCGCCTATATGATGTTGTAGGTACTTCCACGGCGAAGAAGAAGCACAATATTTCCCCGCTAGGAAATGACTATGACATTTTTGACAGCTTGGAAACAATCCAATTTAACTATAACAACACGGGGGAAAAAGGGCTGGGCCTCCTTGCGGAGGATCTTGAAAAGCTTGCTCCCGATCTTTGCTACTTTGACGATGACGGCGAAGTTGAGGGGATTAAATACAATAGCATTATTGCGCTTTTGATTCGAGAAGTTCAAAAGTTAAAGGCGGAAAGGATTGGCTAAAATGGTTCAAAAATTGGTTGATGTTCTCAATTTATTGGAGGGTGTCCATGTTGCAGGGCGGCAGGAAATGACCCGCTTTGTTATGGCCCTTCAAAAGATTGAAGAGGTTGCACAAGAACTTAAAGAAAAGGAAAATTGAAAGGAATAAAAATGAAAAAGTTTTTCGCTTGCATTCTGGCCGCGCTTCTGCTGGCCTGTTCCCCTGCCTTCGCCTCTGTTGGCTGGGATGCTTCCGCGCCTGAAAAGGCGGCCCCCTGTACGGTCAAGGTTGCCTTGTACGAATATACCCCTACTGTGCAATACGGCGGCAGCTATTACGCGCCGTTTACTGGTGTAGTACAGCCGGGTACTTTGGTGCGCTTCGCGGTAACTGCGGACATTGCGGAGGGTGTAGACCTTGAAAAGCTTACTCTTGAAGTGAAATGTTCTAATATGTCCATGCAAGCCCCTGAAATGGTGCTGAATCACGGCAAAAACACGTTTGAATTTGTTGGGCTGGTAGAAGGCAAGGGCGCGGCCACGGTAACGGCTACGCTCAAATATAAGGGCCTGACGGTGGCCGAAATGCCACGCATTGCTGTGGATGGGAACACCTTTACTTTTGATAAGGTTTCCTTTGTGTGTGACGAGAACGGCAAAATTTCCTACGTTGCCTATAATGGCCGAAAGCTTGTGCGGGATCTTTCCGGCAATCTTGATTTGACCGCCGAAGAACTCAAGGATTTGAATAAAACCCTTGCTTGGCTTGGTTGGTCTCTGGATGGATCCTTTGGCTATATGTCCGAAGCAGCCATTGAAAAGCACATGGGCGGCGCGTGGGAAGTAAAGGCACAGGGCATTTTCGGCGCGGAAACTAGCCTTTCCGTGGGCGAAAATGTAAGCATTCCCCAGACGGGCGAACCCGCTGGCATGGCAGCATTTGCGTTGACCGGCCTTGCAAGCATTGCAATTTTTAGAAAGAAGCATTCCTAATTATAAAAAGAAAGGATGATCCTTTATGCTTTATACGGTTGTAAAGGGTGACAACTTAACCAAAATTGCGAAAAAGTACGGCACTACAATTAATGCTATTGTAGCTACGAACGGCCTTGTTGATGCAAATAAAATCTATGTCGGGCAGCAATTAAAGATTCCGGAAAAGGCCCCTGCGGCTCCCGCGCAAACTCTGAAAGCTGAATTTCTGGCCTACCTTGAAAAACAGGTGGGCCATATTTATGTATGGGGTGCGCAAGGGAAGAATCTTTCCGAACTGGAACGAAGGGGAACAAATCCTGAACAATGGATCAAAAACCGCGAAACTAGCAAGAACAACGCAAACCGCGCTATTGCTTTGTTCCGCAAGAAAAAGGCCGCTGGGGTTAATCCTATCTTTGCTTATGATTGCTCTGGGCTTGTGATGTATTTCCTGCAAAACATGAAAGGCGTTATTGGTGTAGACCTTTCGGCAGCTTCCATTTATTCTAAGTGCGAAAAGCTGGGCCGGGACGATCTGGAACCGGGGGACTTTGTTTTTCGCCACAACGGCAAGACAGTACACCATATTGGCGTTTATGTGGGCGGCGGTAAGGTGATCGAAAGCATGGGCCGGGATGTGGGCGTTGTAAAGCGTTCGATTGATGCAAGCGGTTCCAAATACTGGAACCGTTACGGCAGATTGGAGGCCCTACAGAAATGAGCATGGAAAACATTATTCCCTTCCTGCTGGGCCTTGTCCCTTCCATTTTAACGGCTATGATTGTCTTTTATCTTCAAAGGGCGCAAAAGAACAAGGATGCCCGATTAGAGGCGCATGAAGAAGCCCTTGCCCATAGGGATGCGCTTGCGCTGGAATTGCAAATTGCTACTGCAAAACTTACTTTTGCTGTGGCTATGGCTGTCAAGCGCGGAAGCCCTAACGGTGAAATTGAAGAAGGGATTGAAGCCTATAAGGCTGCAAAAGACCGCTATAACCAATTTATCCGGGAACAGGCGGCGGAACATTTAAATTTAAGGGAGGCATAAAGCTATGAACGAATTCTTTACTTGGGGCAGTTTGGGAACCTATTCCGGGGCCGTCCTTGTGGTCACGATGGCCACGCAGTTTTTTAAGGGTGTAGGCCCTATTAATAAGATCCCTACGCGGATTTTCTCCTACATTGTGGCCTTCATTGTGCTGCTGGCCGCAAGCTTGTTTAGTGGCGAATTTACCCTTTCCGGCGCGGCCCTGTGCCTTGTGAACGCCCTTGTGGTTTCTCTTGCAGCAAATGGCGCACACGAAGCGGCGCAGGATTTGAAGAAAACTGAATAACACAAAAGGCCCCGGCTTAACCGCTGGGGCCTTCTTTTTTTATTTAATATCGCACAATTCCGAAATTGGCATATTTTAAATCCAAAGTAAAATAAAAAATCAATGCTGCAAATATAACGAAACAAGCCACAACAAGCGCATAGATTATTTTTTCTTTCTTTGTAATGGTCTTTTCTTGCTTTCCTATAATTGCCGCTTTCTCTTCAAGATCCTTTTCCTGCCGGGCAATGATTCTTTCATACATTCCTTTTTCTTCCTTCTTCATCGGCGGGGTATCAATCCCGGCTAATTCGTCAAGTGAACCGCCTAGAAATTTAACAATGGCCGCTATGCTGTGGAAGGTGGGGTTCTCTGTGTCCCCTGAAAAAATTCTGGAAACTGTACTTAATGGGATTTCGCAGCCCTCCGCAATATGCTGTAAGCTCTTGCCGGATTCCTTCTTTAACTCCTTCAAATATGCGTTTAACACAAATTTCCCTTCCCCTTGCAAATTTGGAAGCCAAAAAAGGATTCCTTGCAAGCCCTTTTTAAAATTTGAGTATTCCCGCAAAGGCTAGGCATGGCTATACTTTTAACATGGCCAACGCGTTAGTTTTGCAGGAAAATGAACAGACAAGGCCATTTTAGCGCATTCTTAACGCGTTGGCAATACTCAATCTGCTGTCCCATCGGCACAACGGGGAGAAAGGCCACTTATGGACACCGTATTTTATTTGCTTTCGGTTTACGGTGAACGCTACATCAATGTAGACAACGAACAAGCCACGCTTGATGCTACCAATCGGGAAATCATGGTTGGGGCATACAATGCAATCCTTGACTATGTTCGCGGCCTTGTCGATAACGAATAAACGCCGGGGGAAACCCCGGCTTTAATGTTGCCAAAAACAACATTATTTGATATAATCCGGCCAAACAATAAAGGGGAAAGAATGCTATGTTAAGGTGTAGGCGGTGCGGCTGGGAACTTTATGAAAACGAAACCCAATGTCCTAATTGTGGGTTGCCTGTAAGGCGCGAACGGCCCCAAAGCAGCCAAACACGGACGGGGCAAAGGCCAACTAATCCGCGCATGGAGTACGATCCTGAACGGCGCGACGAATACAGAAAGAAGCGCAAAAAGAAAACCTTAATGCAAAAAATAATGAAAGGCGTAAAAATCGCCGCCTTTGTTATTGTTGGCATTCTTGCGCTTGTTTTAATAATAGGTTTCTTTGCTGGTGGCGAAAGCAGCGGAACGAAAGCAACGAACGAAACGGGAAGGCCCATTTCTGCGCCTGAAACTTCCCCGGAACCCGAATATTTAGAAGTGAGCGCGGAAGAACTATATAACGCATACGGAAGTAACGAAGTTAAAGCAGATAGCATTTATGGCAATAAGAAACTTTGTGTTTCTGGGTATATATCGGATATCGGCATAGATATTATGGATGATCCATATATAAGTATTAATGACGGGGATCCCTATTCATTCTGGTGCGTGAATGCTTACTTTACAAGAAAAAGCTACGTAGAAAAGATTTCCGAACTTGAAAAGGGACAGGAAATAAAAATCATTGGAAAGTGTGACGGCAACATGATTATTTATGTGCAGCTTTCGGAATGTGAAATAGTTGAATAAAAACAAAGGGCGGGAATTACTCCTGCCCTTTTGCTTTGTCGGCCTCTATTTGCCTCTGTATTGCGCGAAAAATAAACGCGCTTACAGATTCCCCCATATTATCCGCATGGGTTTTTATAACGCTTTTTTGCCCCTTTGGGACAATTAAGTTAATTCTATCGTATGTTTTTTCAATCCATTTGTTTTGCGCTTTATTCTGTGCTTGTGATGGCAAGAAAATCACTCCCCTTTCATTGGAATTATAACATGAATAGATATCAGTGTGCAATATATTATTTTTTATAGCAATTACCTATTGACTATCAGTGCGCACTGATGTATAATACGACCATAGAAAACAACAACGAAAGGAAATCGAGAACATGAGCAATACCGTATTTGTTGTTTACGCGAGTTATGAAGGCTGCGAACCTGAAGAATGGAACGTGTATGAAACTCGTTGGCAAGCTGAAATCGGAATGTTTTGCGCAAGGAACGAAGGTAAGTATGCCTTTATTAAAGAGGAAGAAGAGTAACCCCCAATTAATGTAAGCCGCCCCTGCGCCTGTTACCCCCGTCAACATTCCCGAAGATTGGGACATTTAAAAGGAGAAACCATGCCGAACCCTATTTTATTTAATGAAAAAGAACTTCGCACTTTGTCGTGGATTTGCAAGGATGCCTATGCTAATCTAATGGCGGACGGCTACGAAAAAAGCCCTGTATGCCCGCGCGTGTTAGGGATCATTGCAAGGGTAGAACAAGAACTTGATGAACGCATATACGAAGAATAAGGAGGCCACAATGGAAAGCGTATATCACCTATTGAACTGCTTCGCGGAACGTTATATTGAAGTGGAGGAAGAGGAAGCTGTATTTGATGCCCGATTTCACCGGGACGGCCTTATAGGATCCTTTAACGCAATCCGGGATTATGTCCGAACCTTGATTGAACAAAACTAAAAGCGGGGATTTCTCCCCGCCTTTTTAATACCCTATTTTAAGTACCCATTGACTGCGGTATAATAATAGTACCTTCTCTTTCTGGGTTTTTCACTCATGAAATCTCCTTCTTTTGTTGGGCATTGGGCCGGGGTTATTTCCCGGCCTTTTGCTTACAATTTTTTCCGCCTTCAATGCTTTTTCTAAGCGTGATATAATCTTCCTTGTCAATCTCTCCATTGATATAAAGATCAATCAATAGTTCAATTTTTCGCGCTGTGTCCATGTTTGCGGGCCTCCTTTTGTTTTTTACCTTTAGGCACTCTCCGTCCGGCGTGTCCTTAAAGGTAAAAATATTTAGTTAAAAAAATGCGGGATAAAATTCAAGTCTTTATCCACTTCTATATAATCCACGATAGACCGCCAAAAAGCGCGTTTTTCGTGCTTTTCAAGATTGGCGTACAAGTTGCGCCAATCGCTATTTAAGAAGGCTTCAATTTCGGAAGTATCTTTCTTTTCATCTGCGGGGAGGGCTGCAAGCTGGGCTATATATTCTTCTTTGTTGTTGGAAAACTCTTCCTTGTCTATTTCTCCTTCTATATATAGTTCTTTGTTTCGTTTCAGTTTGCCTTCCAATGCTTTTCGTTTCTTTTCAACATCTTTAGGCTTGCCTAGTTCTTCTATCTTTACAGATTGTACATATTTGTCCATTTCGTTTTCTATGTTTTCGAGTAACCATTTTTCCGTTTTTATTTCGCCAATGCCTCTACTATGTGGGCATGATTTATACATAGTGTAATTTTTACACCGATAATATAAATACACTTTTTTTGTTCTTCCGTTTTTCGTATGGTAAGCGGCTAAATTTCTCCCGCATTCGGCACATTTAAGCAAGGACGAAAACAAATATACTCTTTTCGGATCATTTGGGGTATATGTCCGCTTTGCTATGATTTTTTGGATTTGGTCAAATTGTTCGGTTGTCAAATACGGTTCACAGTACCCCGAAAACCCTTTATACTCTCCTATATAAAGAGTATTGCTAAGTATTTTTCGCGCGCTTTTTTCTTCAAGCCTATAGTCGTATTCGGTTGCTAGGTGCATGATGGCCCCGCGACAGCTTGAATACGTTAAGAAGTGATTAAAAAACGCCATTATTATTTCTGCCTTTGAAGGATCCTTCACAACTCTTTTCATGCCGTCTATTTTTGCGACAGTATACCCCAGCGGACAAGAGTTTGCGCCCCACGGAACTCCGCCTTTCGGGATCCGGCTTGCATTAACGAATTTTATTCTTTCGCTTGTCTGTTCCGCCTCTAGCTGCGCGGTTCCTAACATAACGGTCACTTGAAAACGGCCCGTGGGCGTTTTTGTTTCAAGGTGTTCTTGCTGTACGGCGATCCAATAACCGCCCGCTGCATCTATCCTATCTTGTATCTTGTGATAATGGGAACTATTCCGGCTCCAACGGGTTATATCTTTAAATAAGATAACATCAATAAGCCCGGCTTCCATATCTTCCACCATGCGCAAAAGTTCTTTTCGCTGGTACAGGCGTTTTGATGCGCTTTTCCCTTCATCGGCATACACGCCAACAATGCGCATTTTCTTTTCTTTGGCATATGCCTCTAAAAATTCCTTCTGGGCCTCCAAACTGTACCCATGCATTGCTTGTTCCGCTGAACTTACACGAATGTATAAAGCGGCCCTTAAAACGTTTGGGGCCTTGTATAGATCTTCCATTCTTCTACTCTCTCCTTTTTGCAAGCACGAATTCCGCGAATTGCAATATTTCTTTTACCTCTTCTTTCGTCCAAATAACATCCGGGAAACGCGCTTCCCATTGTTTGAACAGCAATTTTTTCTGTTCACTCTTTGCGTTCTTTTCTCCATCTAATAGCAGATCAGAAAGTTCAACACCAAAATATTTGGCAAAAACCTCTATATTCTTATAGCGCGGCATGGACTTTCCGCGCACATAATCGGAAAGGCTTGATTCTGGTATTTTTAAATCTGCACAAATCTGTTTTTGCTCCTTACCGGACATTTCGATATAGTATTTTAAATTGGTAGCAAAAACGGTGGTTCCTTTATTATTGGGCATTTCCTCACCTCCTTGTGTAATATTACACCGATACGGCGAAAAAGTAAAGCTTTTTTCCGAAAAATCCGGTTTTTGCGTATTTAAAGAATATTTTTGCTTCAATATATAAAAATAATCCGGGTAAAAACTAAATCAATTTTCTAAAAAATCCGGTTTTTGCGTATTGACAGACAATAAAAATTATTGTAATATAATATTGCGCTCCGGTAAAACCGGATTGCGACAAAAGAGAAAGGACGGTGTAGCGGTGAAGATTTCCTTGAAGGCTGCGCGGGTTAATGCTGATCTTTCCCAAAGAACTGTAGCGAAACGCCTAAACATTACGCAAGGTACGCTTGTTAATTGGGAGAAAGGCCGGAATGATCCCAGCGCGGGAAAGCTGCTTGAACTGTGCGCCCTGTACGGGTGTGAAGTGAATGACCTTCGTTTTAGTTAAAATTTTTTGCCTATCAATCCGGCAAAACCGAATTTAGAAAGGAGAAGAAAGAATGAAGCGTTACCGTATCCGCCCCGGCTCCATTGCGGATTACTGCCTTGAGGCTATGGAGTTCATGGCCTTCTTGACTGCCCTGTATGCGCTTTTTGTGTTGGGGTTGTGCTTATGAATGGCCGGGCCGCTTTGGAAACTCTGGTGCGCATTGTGGCTGCTAGGCACAATGTAAAAATCAACGCAAACATTAAAGAAAGGATGAATGAAAACCATGAATGAAACTCTTGTGCGCGTTCTTTGTCGGGAAATTGATTCCCTTAATTACTCCGTGGACTACTACAAGGACAAGGCCGAAAAGGCAGAAAAGGAACTTGAAGAAGTTCGCAAAAAGCTGGACGAACTGACTTTTTAAGGACACAAGGAAAGGAGAAAGAACAACGAATGAAACTCTATGAAATCTCCGAAATGTACCATGATTTCATGTTCGCGTATGAAAACGGCGAAATCCCCGAAGATACCTTCTTCGACACTTTGGAAGCTATTGATACAAGCTTTACTGATAAGTGCGACAACGTGGCTTGCATGGTCAAAGAGTATGAAGCAGCCGCCGCAGCAATCAAAGAAGAAATCCGAAAATTGCAGGAGCGAATGAAAACGAAGGAGAATCAGGCGGCCCGCCTTCGGGAGTATATTGCAGCCTGTATGGCCGGAATGAATGTGCGAAGCATCGAAAGCCCCCGTGTGCGCCTTTCCTTTAGGGCTTCGGAAGCCGTGGAAGTTGAGGATGAAGATAAGCTTATTAATTACTTGCAAGCGGCCCACGAAGATTTCCTGACCTACAAGGCCCCCGCGGTCAACAAGACGGCCATTAAGGCAGCGATCAAGGGCGGCGAAGAGATCCCCGGCGCGCAGTTGGTCAAGCGTGATAATTTGCAAATTAAGTGATGAAAGGACATGTGAAACAATGAGCAACTTTGTAATTTCTGCCCCGGAAGGCAGCAAGATTCCTTTGATCGAACCCAATATGTACCCCGCTGTATGCATTGGCATTTACGATCTTGGGGAACAGTTCAATGAGAAGTTTGGGAATACTTCCCGCAAATGCGTTTTTCAGTTTGAAATCCCCGGCGAAACCGTAAACATTGACGGCGAAGAAAAGGCCCGTGTGATCTCCGAAACCTATACCGCCTCTTTGGGCGAAAAAGCCAATCTTCGCAAGGTGCTGGAAAGCTGGCGTGGCCGCCCATTTACACAAGAGGAATTGCGCGGTTTCGATCTTCAAAACGTTCTTGGCGCGCCGTGCATGTTGAACGTGATTCACGAAGAAAATGCGAAAGGTAATACCTTTGCAAAAATCGCTAGTGTTACCCGCCTTGCAAAAGGTATGGAAGTTTCCACGGACACAAAAAAGACTATCTTCTTTATGGAAGATCCCAATGCAGTTTCCACTATCGAAACCTTCCCGGAATGGCTCCAAAAGCGCATGAAGGAATCCGAAACCTATAAGCGGATCACCTTGCAGGGCGGATTCACGGAAATTGAAGATTCGGACTTGCCGTTTTGATCTTCCAAAGCGAAAAAATCAAAGTGGGCTGTGACGGAAACGGGGAGTTCTTCGTAAAGATCCAGCTTCCACGGGAAACGGCCTTGAACCTTGAAAACTGCATAGGGGTTTATGACATTGAAATAAAGAAGCACAGGAACAAACGAAGCTTAAATGCTAATGCGTTGTTGTGGAAAGTGCTGGATTCAATCGCTGAAATTCTCCGGGCGGACAAAGAGGAAATTTATGTGCAAATGCTTCGTTCTTACGGGGTGCAAAAAATTCTTGTTGTCAAGCCTGATG